AATTTCCAGGTGCGATGTTGTTTTACCTGGTACCAGCCAGCAGCAAACCAGGACTTGGATTTGTCGTCTCTGGTAAACAGTGGCAGTCGATGAGTCACATCCCACATGGCATTGTGTACTATGCCACCGGTGTCATACCCATAGGCCTGTTGATCTTGTGGCGGAGTAACGGACTCTTGATCTGCAAATTCAATGCCAGCAGCACGACCTGCCATCTTGAGTGTTTTGTATCGTTGCACTGTGTTTTGAATTTTTACAACAATGCCTTCTGCGTCAGCTTCAATTTGACCAATCTTGCGATTGTCTTTTTTAAGTATCCAGTACCTGTCTGCTATCACGGGTTTAGCTATTATGCTGTTCATTCAATACTCCTTTGTAGGTTTCATTCAACCAGCGTCCAAAACTGTCTGCTGAGTCGCTGCACTTGACCAATTCATACTTGCCACAGAATCTCAAAAAGTGACTGCCCACTTGACCCACGTCCTTGTGACTCACTTGAGCACGTATTGCAGCGTCCACTAGATCCTGAATCTCTTGTGGCTGTGCTGTGAGGTCAATCAAGGCACGGTTGCGTTCATAATCATCCAGCACACGATGTTCTAGACCATTATGGTCAGTCCAGCGTTGCAACATGAGATTGTTCCAGGCATAGCCTTTTTTGCCCATGTCGCCAAACGCTTCTTCTAGTCCAACCTTGTTCTTGGTGCCCTTGGTTCGCACACCAGGATATGCTGAGAACACATTGTCACTGGTATCGCCACGCATGCACTTTTCAAACAACAACCAGGCAGGATCAGGCACAGTCTTGGGCAGCTTGGTCTTTTTGTCCTTGATCAGCTGACCCTTGACATCAAATATGCCGTCTAGCGTAATCAGTTCATCAGTGATACCATTGTACTGTTTGACATTGGGTGCGATCAGCTGCACAAAATCTGTGTCTGAGCTGACAACTATGTGTTCGTCTTGGGGGTGTAGGGCTATCCATCGTGCAATAATGTCATCCGCTTCGGCCTGGGGCTCACGGATCACACTGCAATTGGTCTTGTTGCTCAAGTATTTAGTCAGTTCATCATAGGTTTCCCAGAACAGCTTGTCTTCTTCAGCCTGTTCATCATTCATGGCCGCACGAGCCACAGCACGATTGGCCTTGTAGGGCTTGTAGTGATCTTTACGCCAGCTACGGCCTTCTAGGCAGAAAATCACATGATCTGCTTGAAAACGCCGCACAACCTTGTTGGCACTCATTAGAGTTAGATACAGTGCAAAGCCCAGCTTGGTCCAGGAGTCCGCAGCACGATGTGCCTGATGCCGTGCTCGAAAGAACATGTTGCTAGTGTCAATCAGAAGGTATTTCATTTGTGCCTAGTAGTTGGTTATCTTTAATGTATTGTAACACGTAATTGGCCCAAAAGCAATGGGCCGTGGCACCAAAATGGTATGTTTTGGGATTCACATAGTCAAATCCGTTGTATCTTAGCACAGCATCATAGCTGCTAGTTAGGCTGTATGGATTGATATAATGCCGGTTCCAGGATTTTTGATCAAGCAGAGCAATATCACTGAATGTGCTGGTGGCATTGTAGAACAAATGGTTTATGCCCAGTTGTTCAAGATAGCAATGCATATCCCAGATCTTGTGATGTGCATCTGCTGTTTTCTCCGTCCAGTTTATGTTGATCACATAATGTTTATAGCGTTCCTGCAGGTCCCGGTGTACAGTGTCACAGCCAGACGCATTGACCTGATAATCTTGCCCTTGATAAAACCACTCTTCTCTTTCCCAAGAAGTCCATTGTATCACCATAAATGTGTCGTGGAGTTTGTCGGGATTGTGATTGATCCAGTCTTTGGTGGTGCGTATGGTGCGATCATTGCTGCCACCCGACTGTGCTGCACAAATCACCTGGTGTCCCAGCTCTTGGCCCAGCACAGTACACCAGCTTGCGGCTAGATTCAGCGGATGCGGTCCTCGTCCGGCCTGGTACAGGTTGCCATCATCTTCGGCCCAGGCATGAGTCACCACAGCCTCAGCTGCTGCGGTATGACTACAGCCATTTGCAAACAGGATCATTTCTGTGACAGTATCTTGTGACTCTCGGCAGCAACCACACGTCGCCGCAGGCTTGAACTTGAAAATGAATGATCGCGTCCGTTGAATACCAGTTCAATTCCTCGCAGGGCGCCGGCTTCGCGACCAGTAAAATCTTTGTCACAATATTCCACGCCCAAAATACGCACATCCACAGGCAAGATCAACAACAGATCCACAAGGTCCTGTTCAGTTTGATAAACAACAACTTCATCCACATAGCGACAAGCGGCCAATTGGATCTGACGCTCTACTATGCTTTGAATAGGAGCATTTTTTGTTTCTGGGCGATCAATTGTGGGATCTGTTTGCAATCCACATATCAAATAGTCACAGTGGTTCTTGGCTTCCGATAGCATGGCAATGTGGCCCGCATGCAGCATGTCAAAGGTGCTGAAGGTAATGCCAATTTTTTTGCCATCTGTCTTGAGTTGTTTGATGTGATTGAAAATCATGACACTTCGGTTCTGCCATCGCCAATGTTTCGAGTGTTGACGTATTGTCCTGCACCCTTGATAATAGCTTGTTCTTGTTCCCAGGTTTCCATCACCACATGTCGGCACACAGTCTGGAACCAACGATCCACAATGTCCGCATCCTGGTCAGTGGGCTTGATCATGTAGCCGGCCTTGACCAGTCGACTCACAAAGATTTCATTCCAGTCCAGTTCAAAACTGCCCTGGTGCAGATTATCGGGATCAATGTCCATCTTGAGCATGGACACAAATGGCTCTCCGGCTGCTGTGGCAATCTCTTTTTCAGTTTTTTCGGGTATTTTTGCCACACGAATAACTTTTTCTTTTTCCTCTTTTACAGGTAGTTTCTTTTTAAAACGATCAAAAAATCCCATATATTATCCTTGTATAATTTTTTGCAATAGATTTGCAAATAGGTTATGGCCATGTTCACTTAAATGTCCAGTAACTGGGTGTGCATCTGGGTCATTCTCTTTGCCCCAATTTAAAATACAAAAATCATGTAGTTTATAAAAATTTTTGTTTTGGGCACACCATTGCACCTGATGTAAAGATTCTATGTATGGAAAACAATTTATTGGAATTTCTGTATTCTTAGCAGCAGAAAAAAATTTATATTTTATGTTCATTGATTCTAAGGTATGTGCAAACATATACAAATTAGTATAAAAATCAGTCAATTGCTTATGCACAAACAAATCCTCATTAACTAAACATTTTTGTTCTAACGTCGCTTCATTTTCATTTAACAACAGATCTAAGGTCACAAATCTAGACTGCTTAGAATCGTCTATCTCTCGAATTCTATCCGGAATACGATTAATTATTGATTGGTTTTCACCGTAGTACCAAACTTCCATACGTCTAATAAAACTCCAACCAATTAGCACCAACGGATTTTTGTATTGATGTATGTGTTCTAAAGTACTTCTGATTATGCGCTGATTATTTGACCCAATCTGGGCACAATTGTATACCGGAACATCAAGTTGCTGTTGCAAAAAATCTGCATAAACCTTATGCTTATAATTTTTTGCAGAATAGCTGTCACCATTAACTAGTACACAATCAAACATGTTATTTGCCCCATCCATTGCCCCAGAGATCCACATGCAGTCGCGGACTGTACCAGTAACCACGCCGGAGTGCCTCATCAGCCACATGCAATCTATTGCCATCATACACACTCACAACGCCACCCACAGGCATGACAAATACAGGACCACCGAATCCACGCAGTCGATATTCGTCGGTCACAAGATCCAGTTCAGCGAAGTCTTCAACTTTTTCAACCACAAACTTGAGATAGGTCACACCGTATGTTTCATAGTCCCAGACAATATCGGGCTTGATAGCATCTTCATATTTCTCTCCAGACACTGACAGTTTGGGGCTGACACTGAATGTGATTTCTCCAAACCAGGCAGCAAGATACTGCCGGAATTCTCTGCTGAGTTCTTGAGTGCCGTTGGTTTCAAATGTGATGTGTCGCAGGCCAAGTTCGTGCAACTTGTCTAGTAGATCAGGATATGCACGTTGTTCT